ACTCCCGCGCTCAACCAGGTCGGGCACATCGGAGCGAAGATCCCCCTCGGCTCGGCCATCGCTCAGATCTTCCAGGTCTACATAGTCAAGGCCCGCAAGGATGCCCACGCTGACAAGCTCTTCGCAGACCGCTACGACTGGCGCAAGATGCGCCGGGGCGTGATGCGCCTGAGGACCCGATAGTGGCGACATTCACCGAGCGCGCCGTGGATGCGGTCAACGCCCTGCTGACTGACGGGACCTATGGACTCAACGCCGTGACCTTGCCCGCGATGCGGACGGACCTGAGCATCACAACCGCCGAGCTTCCCGACGTGGCGACCTTTGAGCAGTGGTATCACCGGGCCGAGCAGGCCAACGCCTTCCCGTATATGTCCATCGTGGTCAACAGCACCAGCGGGGAGATGGAGCCCAACTCCCGCTTCTACCGGGTGACCTTCGACCTGGGCCTGGTGGTGTTGGATCAAGACATCGCCGGCAACGAGGTGGACGTGCTGACCGCCGGGTGGCGATACGGGGACGCCATCAAGACGATATTCCAACGCAGAACGAGCGCGGGCGGTCAAGGGTGGACCCTCGCCAATGCCTCGGGCATCATACGAGCGACGGTGACAAGTCAGCAGGTTGGAGCAGATCCAGGCCTGTCGGTGCCCAACGTCGCGCTACTAACCACCGTCGAGGTCGTGACCTCAGAGGAGTATTGAGATGGCATCTGGACCGAAAGTTGATATTGGGCGCGATCTCGTTGCCTTCGCTGCCACCCAATCGGCCTTCAAGGTGTCGGACACCGCTGGAGAGTCCTACCCCGAGGCCGTCGATGCGCTTCGCGTGATCACCGGGAGCGCCGGAGGAACGATCCCCACCGCCCCCCGTGAGGACAAGTTCGGGACAGCCACCGCAGTCCCTGGCATCGAGGGCAAGCGCACCGCCGAGGGCTCGCTTGAGGCCTATGTGATGCCGAGCGGGACGATCACGACAGTCCCCGACATCGGAGCAGATCTCCTCGTCTCGGGCGGATGGTCCGAGATGGATCTGAGTGGCGCGGCCACGACTATCAACGGAGGCGGGTCTACCAAGGTGCGGCTCGACGTTACCAGCGTGTCGGGGTTCAAGGTGGGCGGCGGCGTGCTCGTGGAGACGTCGGCCACCTCGGAGCTGTACGAAGCGCGCCGGATCGTCACAGTAGACGCGGGCGGGCCGGCTCTCGTGATTGAGCCCCCGTTGACTTTCGCCCCGGCGGACACTTCCAAGGTTCAGGGCGCAATCGCATACAAGCCCTCCGACACGCGGGACACCTCCGAATCGGCCCTCACCCTGTGGCTCTGCAACAACGCGAGCGCGGACAGGATCGCCAGCTGGATGCCCAGCTCGTACAGCTTCACGATGGGCGGCGAGGACGCGGCGCGGGTGAGTATCTCGGGCTCTGGTCGAGAGCATGATCGGCTCTTCGCCACGGGCATCAACGGGACGCTGGCGACCTCGGCCACTTCGGTCACCGTTGACAACGCGCTCGCCAGCTCGGGCGACCTGCTCAACACCTATTGGCTCCTCGATGACGGGAGCACCGCGAACGAGGCGGTCAAGGTGACCGGGATCTCCGGGACGACCTGGACGATCACGCGCGGCGCCGTGTCGGGTTACCCCGACCCCGGCAGCACCTGGCCTGATAGCACCACGATGGTCCCCTTCCGACCGACTGGCACTTATGCGGGAGCCCCGGTCCCGGCCACCTCTGGTCAGATCGTCTTCGCTGAGTACGGCGGAACCACGGCGACCGAGCTACAGGCGAACGCCACCACGCTCGACTGCTCCTTCGGCGTCACGACCAGGGACGATATTCAAGGCGACTCGTTCAAGGCGGGCGGCTATGTGATGTCCCAGCGTGAGGTCCGAGCGACCTTGAGCGGGTGGACCCTCAAGGCCTCCTCGATGCTTGCTGAGATGCAGGCATTCGGGAGCACCGCCGTCTCCGGGTCTGGCTCGCAGCAGCTCTCCGTGGCCTGCGTCTCGGGCCAGAAGGTCGGCTCGATCTTCGGATGGGTCGCTCCCCGGCTCCGCGCCGAGGACGTTAGCCTGGACCGTGGGGCCGAAGAGGTCTCGCTGGATATCACCGGACTGTGCGAAGGCACCAGCAGCGGAGCTGACGAGATTATCATCATCTTCGGATAGCAACAACAACCAACCAGAGGGAGCGCCCCCAATGGAAGTCAGCAAATGGAAACGCCGCAGGTATACGCCCGCCTGGGGCGGGAATCAGGAAGAGGACGAGCCCTGCGTGGTCGTCTTCGCCCCTCCGAGCGTCGGGTGGATGGCCCGCTGGCGGGAGCTTGCATTGCAGGCCCCCAACATCGACGCGGACAAGCTCTCAGAAGAGGGCTACCTGGACACCCTGGGAGACTGGACGAAGGAGCTTCAAGGCTTCCGGGACGAACTCCTGGAGGACCTGGTCCTGGCCGTCGAGAATCTGACCACCGACGGGAAGGCGATCTCACTCGAAGACGCCTTGGCGTTCATCCTCGACAACGAGGGGCTACGCGAGGAGATCTTCACCGAGATCTTGTCCGAAGGGACGGTGACCCAGAGCCAGGGAAAAGGCTCCGAGTAGGTCTCCAGTACGCGGCCCACCAGGAGCCATCCCCCGAGCAGCGCGATCTGTGGGGCGACGACTGGAACGGCTGCAAGCTCTGGGGGTCCTGCCAGGGCACGCGCTGCCGTGGCGAGGGGAAACCGTGGCGGTCCCCCGTCAAGTATCCCCGCCAGAGGCCCGCAGGCGTCCATCCTGAACGCTCCCGGGCCGACTCTTGCCCCAACACCCACGTCAAGCCCGGGGAGTGGCGCATTCTGCGCCTGTGGAGCGCGTGGCGTCAGCTCGGGGGGATGCCCTCGCCCGGCTCCGTCGAGGAGCAAGAGGCCCGGCTGGTCGACGCGTTCTCCGTCCTGGACGGTGAGCAGGATATGATCCAGGCCTACCACGAAGAAGAAGCAATGCGCCGAGCGCGCAGCAGGAGCAAGTGATGGCCGAGACCAACGCCCTCATGATTCGGATGAAGCTGGCCGGGGCCGCAACGGTTCAGCGGGGGCTTAAGGCGACGGGCCGGGCCGCGCAGGGGATGGGCCAGGGGATGGGCCGAGCGCGCGCGAGCGTGGCGAGCCTGGGCGCCGCGCTTAACCCTGTCGTGCTGGGGACCGCTGCCGCCGCCGCTGGGATGCTCGCGGCCAAGGAGGCGTTCGTTGGGACCATCCGCGCAACGCTGGACCTTGCCGAGCGTCTGGATGAGATCGGGAAGAAGGCGAAGGCAATCGGCGGCGTCTCTGCCGAGTCCTTGCAGGAGATGGTCGGGGCCTTCGAGCTTGCAGGGATCGCCTCAGAGCAGAGCATCAAGTCGATGCAGAAGCTCAACCAGAGCACCGGCGAGGCGATGCGCGGGACCAAGACCTACACCGACGCGTTTAAGGCCCTCGGGCTTGAGGCCGGCAAGGTGGCGCGGATGCCGCTCAAAGAGCGGATGCTTGCCATCGCGGACGGAATGGGCCGCATGGGAACTCAGGCGGAAAAGGCCCAGGTCGGCGCGCTGCTCTTCGGTAGAGCGTGGAAAGACCTGGTCGTTGGGATGGGGGACAAGGCCACACTTGAGTCCGCGATCAAGGACATCTCTCGATTTCATGTCGCCTCTGACGAGGCCGTGCGGAATTCTGAGGATTTACAGGATGCGATCTTGCGGTCAAACAAAGCCTGGGAGGCGATGAAGACCGAGGCCCTTGAGCCGTTGATCCCAATGTTGACCGGGGTGTCAAACGGCTTTGCCAAGATCGTCACAGACATGAGCGAGGATGGCGAGATCGGACAGGTCGGGATCAACCTCGCTCAGTCGTTCGAGCCGTTCTTCCTGTCTGTGGTCAGGATTACCGGGGAGCTGAGGAAGCTATTCGAGGTCTATATGATTCTCGGGGACCTCACAATCGGCGCGCACCCCCTTCTCGGAGAGGGCTGGGATCCTGTCGAGGGAATGAAGGACGCCGCCGCCAGGATCGGCAACATCACCGAGGCGTTCGAGAAGATAAACAAGGAGACCGCCGAGTTCAACGACACGTTCGAGACCGCCATGGAGGAGGCGAGGAAGGCCGCGAGCATCCCTGCGGAAGACCTCACCCCGGGCGGGGGCGATCTCCCGGCAAGCATTGACGCCATCGCTGACAGCTACAAGAAGGTCACCACTCAGATCGAAAGGTTCCAGGCGTCCCAGCTATCCCTACACGACCAGCGCGCAGCGGCCCAGGAGGCGGTGATTGCCAACTTCGAGCGCGAGATGGAGGCCGCAGAGACGAGCGGGAAGAGGATCGACCACTACGCTACGCAGGCGACGGGG